ATCAAAACCGAGCGCGGGAAGTTCGCCAAGGATGTGGCAGTCAAGGCCATTGCTCGTGGCCAGCGAATTGCCTTGAGTGACCGCATGCCTGAGCCGATCAGCTCGGATGCGAGCTGGTATCAGTGCAAGTTCTGTGATGCGCATGAGTTCTGCCACCAGTCCAAGACCACCAAGCATGTGAACTGCCGCACCTGCGCTTTGGCCACAGCGATGCCCGACTCGACTTGGCACTGCGCCAAGTGGGATGCTGTGATTCCTTTGGATTCTCAGCGCACTGGCTGTGAGTCGCATGTCCTGCATCCTGATCTGGTGCCTTGGCAGCGCAAAGATGGGCCGAACGAGTTCACTGCTGTGTATGAGATCAATGGCGTGAATTTGGCCAATGGTGATCCTGAGCAGGAAGGTGTTTGGGGAAGCAAAGAATTGCTGGCAAATTCTGAGGCCTGCGCCAGCGGTGATCCATTGATTGCTGAGATGCGCAAGGACTTTGGTGGAAGGATTGTGGGATGAAAGAAGTCAAGTCTGTCTGGATTCGACCTATTCCACCAAAGCAAATTTGCGATAAGTTGGCTATTTGTCAGTCTAAGACTGCACCAAGTTGTCCTGTCGGGGTTTGCCGATTAAAGGTTAAAGATGCTGCGTGACTACCAACAGCGCACCATCGACGAGCTATACCGATGGTTGCATTGTGTCTGTCATTCCTATAAAATGGACTCACTGACACAAGGAGAACGACATGCAATGTGCATTTGATGGATGTGAGCGTAATGCTGTATCAAAAGGATACTGTGACAAGCATTACAGAAGACTGCTCAAGCGTGGTGATGTCAACGACCACGGAAGTCGAAAAGTTGATGATGGCAATGCCGTTGAGCGATTCCACCAAAAGTATGAAATCAACGAATCAGGCTGCTGGCTGTGGACTGGTGGAACAAGGCCAAACAGCAAAGGTGTGCCATATCCACGCCATTGGACTGATGATCGAAAGTCAATCGGTGCACATAGATTTTCATTTGAGCTTGTACGTGGTGTGATACCGAAAGGTATGTACGTTTGCCATAAATGCGACACGCCTCTTTGTGTGAATCCAGATCATCTTTTTGTAGGCACGCACCACGACAACATGCGCGACATGGTGCAAAAAAAACGGTCATTTACTGGCCGTGGGGAAAATAAAAAAGGACTGGCGAAGCTGACCAATCAGCAAGCAGACCAGATCAGAAAAATGGATATATCCCATCAAAAACTTGCAGCCATGTTTGGTGTAAGTGCAACAACCATCGGTCGAATCAAAAGCAGGGAGAGTTATTGATGCAACTGCGTGAATATCAATCCAGAAGCATAGAAATGCTTTACGACTGGATGTCAAACAATAAAGGACATCCATGTGTCGTTATGCCAACTGGCTCTGGTAAAAGTCATGTTATTGCTGCGCTTTGCAAAGATGCAATTCAAACATGGCCAGAAACACGTATTTTGATGCTGACTCATGTCAAAGAACTGATTGAGCAGAATGCTGAAAAAATGCGGTTGCATTGGCCTGGTGCGCCACTCGGCATATATAGCGCAAGCGTAGGCAAGCGCCAGCTTGGTGAGCCAATCACGTTTGCTGGGATTCAATCTGTGCGCGATAAAGCAAAGTTGATCGGGCACATTGACTTGATCGTCATTGATGAATGCCATCTTGTGAATCACAAAGATGAAGGTGGCTATCGCAAGTTGATTGGTGAATTGATAGCAGTAAACCCTGCTCTGCGCATCATTGGGTATAGCGCCACGCCTTACCGCTTAGGGCATGGACTGATCACCGACAAGCCTGCGCTGTTTGATGATCTGCTCACGCCTGTCAGCATCGAGGAGTTGGTGTTCAAGGGTTATCTGGCCACGCTGCGTTCCAAGATCACCAAAGCCAAGCTGGATGTGTCTGGCGTGAAAAAGCGTGGGGGTGAGTTTATTGAGTCCGAGTTGCAGGCCGCTGTGGACACGGACGACAAGAATCAGGCCGTGGTGCATGAGGTCATGGGTTTGGCCGGTGAGCGCAAGGCGTGGCTGTTTTTCTGTGCTGGTGTGAAGCATGCCGAGCACGTTGCCGAAGTCCTGCGCCAGCAGGGTGTGACCGCTGAATGCGTGACTGGCGAGACACCAAAGAAAGAGCGCGAGCGCATGCTGTCCGACTTCAAGGCTGGCCGTGTGCGTGCGCTCACCAATGCCAATGTGCTGACCACAGGCTTTGACTATCCAGACATCGATCTGGTGGTGATGCTGCGCCCGACCATGAGCGCCAGCCTTTATGTGCAGATGGCAGGCCGTGGCATGAGGGTCAAGAGCCACACCGATCACTGCCTGGTGCTGGATTTTGCTGGTGTGGTCGAGTCGCATGGTCCGATCACCAATGTGCAGCCGCCCAAGAAGGGTGGTGATGGCAATGGCGAGGCACCAGTCAAGGTGTGCGATCACTGCGGTGAATTGGTGCACATCTCGGTGATGCTTTGCCCTTCATGCGGTGAACAATTTCCTGAGCCAGTAAAAAAATCGATGGTGTTGCGAAATGACGACATCATGGGTCTGGATGGCCAAGAGCTGGAAGTGACGAGCTGGACATGGCGCAAGCACATCAGCAAGGCCTCTGGCATTGAGATGCTGGCCGTGACCTACTACGGTGGCCTGAGCGATACGCCAATCACCGAGTATTTGCCAATCATGCATGAAGGTTATGCAGGCCAGCGTGCAATGAGCCAGCTGCTGAGTATTGCCAACAGCGCCAGCATTGTGCCTGGTGGTCTGAATGTGAAGACGCTGGAGGACATGGTGCAGAACATGAACATGGCCACGCCACCAGAGATGATCGAGTATCGCAAGGACGGAAAGTTTTTTAGGGTAATAAAAAGGAGCTGGGAATGACAGTTGAAGAACAAATGAATCGAATGCACAAGCTCAAGGTTTGTGATGTGTGCAGTCGTGAGGCTGATCCGCTTGGTGGTGTCAAGGTGCGCACCAAGTGGCATTGCGCTCGGTGCTGGGTGAAGCTGATGCAAAGAGGTCTGAAATGAGCCGCCCACCAGAGCCACAATTCTTGGTTGACTACCGCGAGTGGATCAAGGCCGGTCCACCGAAATGCTGCCACACCTGTGAGATGTACGGCACAGATGGCTTATGCACCGAGTTCTTCATGACACCGCCTGCTGAGTTTGCTGCCGAGGTGGATGCCTGCCCTAAGTGGGAGCCAGAATGCCCATTTTGACCGACCGTATTCCAACCGAGCATGAGGAGCAGCGCGAGCTGGTGCGCTGGTTTCGCCAGACTTGGCCAGGCGTGCGAATCTTTGCCATTCCCAATGGTGGCGCTCGCAGTCCGGCCACCGCTGGCCGCTTGAAGGCCGAAGGCGTTTCCTCTGGTGTGCCTGATCTGTTCATTCCTGCTTGGGGTCTTTGGGTGGAGATGAAGCGCACCAAGGGTGGCAGCCTGAGTGCCGAGCAGAAAGACTGGATTGCCTATCTTGAAAGTGTGAGATTCTGTTGTATAGTGGGAAAAGGTGCTGATGATGCCAAGGGCAAACTTCAGGCCTTTTTCAATGAACAGAAGGACAAACTATGACCGCAAAAATCAAAGATCGCTACATGACGATCAGGCTTCCTGCCGACATCGAGATCGAGTTGCGCAAGATGGCCGAGCGCAACACGCGCACGCTGGCCGCGCAGATTCTGCACTGCGTGAAGATGGAATTGGAGCGCCAGCAAGCACAGGAGACCAAAGCATGAAGAAGCAGATCAAGATCAGCATTGAGACGCTGATGCACAAGTGGCCAGTGTTTGGCATTGGCTTTTCTGGTGGCGAGTTCTTTGTCTCGCTGTGGCTGGTGGATGTTCGCATTTGGAGAGGTTACTGATGTTCAAGATTCCTGAAAAATACCGTGTGCGTGAAGGCAAGATGGCCAGCGACGAATCCTTTGGCAACAATGGCATGTTTATCGTGTCTTTGAAGCACCAGCAGAAGTTACTGGTTTTGGCCAGTGATGGTGGAGGCTGGGAACATGTCAGCGTTTCTCGACGCGATCGCTGCCCGACTTGGGACGAGATGTGCCAGGTCAAAGAGATGTTCTGGGACGATGAGGACTGCGTCATCCAGTACCATCCACCAAAGAGCGAGTGGGTCAACAACCATCCAAACTGCCTACACCTGTGGAGACGAATTGGCATGGAGATTCCACGGCCTCACTCAATGCTTGTTGGTTTCAGAGATGCTGGGGTGCTTGCGTGAAAAAACGCAAGCCACAGCCAAGGCCAAGGCACTACACCATCCTTGACGAGATGATGGCCAGTCCGACCGAGCCGTTGCCTGAGAAATTTCGCACGCACCAGCTCACCATGATGTACCAAGGTTTGCATGCAATGGAGACCGCGCCAGCGCCCACCACGGACGACTGGCGTGTGGTTTCCGATGCGATCAACCTCATGGAGACGCTGGTGGTCGAGATGAAAGTCTGCGAGGACTCCAGTGGCCTGCTGATGGATGCCATCACCGCTTTGGCGCTCGCTGGCAAGCGAAACAGGGCTGGTGGCACCATTCGTATGGATGGGGCAGGAATTCAGGCTGTACGATCGATTCTGAGCGACTATGCCGAGCTTCTGAACATGTTGCCTGCTCGCACCATGTATCGTTGCCACCGATTGACTGAGAAACGCCTACACGATCTACTTGATGGCAAGCGCAGGCCGCATGATGTGGAGATAACCTCAATGTAAGGGTTTGTCCCTAGTTGCATTGATTGTGTGATTTCGTGGTAAGATGTGACCACATTAACCAACCAGCAAGGAGCTGATCGTGAAAAACTCAAACTTTCAAACCCCACGTAACTTCGCAGACTGCACCTGGGTGCAGGGCTATGGCCGCGAGGAGCCTCTTTGGGAGCGTGTGGCAGGCTATGTGCTGGCCTTTGCCATTGGCGCTGGCTTGGCCTGCCTCTTGGTCGCCTGGTGGTCGTCATGACTAAAGATGACACATTACGCCTTGCATTGGAGGCGTTGGAAGACCTTGGCAACCATGACCGTATTTGTCCGCAGTGGCCTACGTATGCAGAGCCAGAGAACTATCCTAAGTGCAATTGTGGTTATGACCAAGCCATCACCGCCATTAAAGCCGCACTAGAAGCGAAGGATGAGCCTGTGGCATTGAAGCCTTGTGCGTATGAAAGCAAGGAAAAAAAGATGTGCCGTAAATGTGGCCAAGTTCACGCAGAAGCAATTTGGGACACCACCCCACCACAGCGCACATGGATAGGACTGACAAACGATGAAGTCAACGACTTTGCGGCAGGATGCCATCTTGGTAATTCTGTGCAGGGCGCTATTTACAAAGCAGAAGCCAAACTCAAGGAGAAGAACACATGAACCAACCTTGGTACATCCGATTGGGCTGGTGGCTTTGCGAAAATTTTGGACACCCATTGCCACGCAAAGGCTGGATTTATGAAGGTCAATACCACCGCGACTGCCGACTGTGCAGACGTATCGTGAGTGAGCCGTTACATGAGAAGAGCGAAACACAGCGACAGCACGTAACCGACGGATCACCTTGTTGGTGCGAACCGGAAACCAGATACACAGACCCTGAAACGGGCGCGTCTGTGATTGTCCATCGAGAGCCACAATGAAAACACCAGAGCAACTAATGACGCAAGAGGAACTTGCATTCCGTTGGAAGATTAGCGAGGCAACATTGGAGCGAGATAGATCGCTCAAGCAGGGTTGTCGATATCTCAAACTTGGCGGCCTGATTCGTTACCGTATTCAGGATGTGTTGGATTATGAAGAATCATGCACGCATGAGCCGAAAGCCAAACTCAAGGAGAAGAACACATGAACTGCTGCGACGAGTACGGCAATTGCAGACAGGGCCGTGACTGCCCTGTGCGCATTGCTGGCGCTTCCAAGCCTTTGTTCTCAAAGCGCCTTCTCAGGCGCTTTTTTTATTGGCTGATGATCTCAGTCTTTAGCCTGCTGTGGATGGCTTTTGTGGCGATTGTGGTGGCCACTTATGCGTAGGGTCTAGTGCCAGCCTTGTCGATGATCAGTGCCTGCTTGCGTGGGCTGGTGTCCTCGCTGTTGGAGATGCTGATGTGGGTCCAGCGATCAAACTCACGGATGATCTGGTCGTAGCCAATACCGCTGTCAACAATCTTGCGCACCACTTCGTCTGGTGTCATGCCTGGCACCTTGAAGTCGGCAGCACATCCAAGCCGGTGCTGGCTGGTGTCTTTGCTGCCCACCGCATCATTGACCTTCTTTGTGCGCAGGCCTGAGCTGATCATGATTGGCTTGCCACCCAGCACCACCTTCACCTGCTCCAGAAAGTCTGCCAGGCGCGTCAGGTTGGCCAGCTCGGTGTCATTGGGGCTGTTGTCCCAGCCATTGCGTTCTGCGGTCTCTGAGAATGTCAATTCTTCGAGTGTGAAGTGAGGTGTGAGGTTCATTTTTTGCTCCGCATGTCTGCAAGTTTCTCAACTGTACGGCCACCAAAGTAGGCCAAGAAAATAATCTGTCCCCACTGGCCAAGCAGCTGAACATAGGATTCTTGCGCGTTGTAACCGAATGCCGACATCATGGTGAACAGAAAGAAAGCCACGAAGATGGCAATAAGCGCCAGTGGACGGATATTTTTTGATAGCCATGAGTCGCTGGCCATGTCTGCTGTCCATCGATCTGTGGTGTTCTGCTGCTCCACCTCAAACAGTTTGGTGTCGTTGGCCATCTTTGCCAGCTCACCTTCTTGCGCCAGCTTCGCCAACTCCAGTTGCGCTTTGGCCTTGGCCTCTGGGTCAGGAATCAGTTTGTCGATGAGCTTGCCGCCCACATTCAGAAGTGCGTCGATTCCAATCATTGTTTGCTCCTTGAAAGCATGGTTGCTGCAATTTCCATCATGGTTCTTGCCACTTGAATGTCGGCTGGCTCATTATCCCAGCCAACAGTGATCTGGCCAACAAACCGGCTTGGGTCTGGTGGAATGCTGATTCGGCATGTGTAAGTGACACCCTTGGCGATGTACCACAAGCCCATCTCAGATTGCGCTGATCGGTATTCACCGCAAGGAATCTCGCTGGCCATCAGCTTGACCACATCAGCGTTGTTGGCTACGTTCTGAGTAAACAGGCCAACATCAAGCCCATCGTTTGTTTTGTCTCGGCCTTCTTTGGTGTAAGCGCGATACAGCACTCTGGTGCCAAACATGGGATTGACTTTGAACACGGCCACAATGGTGGCGTTGGTGGTTTTGAACAAGTGGGCCGCAGCATCTTCCACTCTGTCCTCAACAATGCTTGGCATCTTTTTGGACTCTTTGTATGCGCCCATCAGCAGCTCTTGGTTCTGCCAAACAAAGTAGCCAGAGAACGCAAACACCGCCATGAGTATCAGCGCAAACAGTTTGAATGGGCTGTCGACATAGGACAGCACTTTGCTCAAAATATCTGATGGCTTTTCTTCACTCATAGTCCAATCATCCCTAGTAGTTTATTCACGACCTTGTCGGCAAGCTCGTCCGGCAAGAATTTGAGCAGGCCCAAGACATACCAGGCAATGCACATGCGTACAAAGACTTTGAGAAAGAGGTCAAATTGCTTTTGGTACTCATTCACCGACCACACCTTGACTTGGCGCACAAGTCTTGAATCTCAGCGATTCCCCAGCCAATTGCGCCTAAGAACATCACGACAACCACAATGCCAATGGCCCATGCCATCTGCTCGGCTTCATCTTCTTTGCGCTTTTTTTCTTCTTCTTTGGCTTGGCGTGCAAGATGCGCGTCTTCGATGTCCATCTGCTGCTGGCGCTTTTTAATCTTGTCCCACACATCAGCGCGGCCAGTGGCTTGGAACAACATCATCAACTCGGCCTCAAAGCGCTTAGCCTCATCGAGCGCCATTTCAATTTGTAAGGCTGTGCCAAGGTTTGACTTGTTGCCAGAGCGTTTGGCTTCCACCATAGCTTTGGTGGCCACGCTTTTGGCATCAAACATCTTGGCAATAGATGGTGCCAGACCAGCCAGATCATTTGCGACCTTACTGGCTTTCTTGACTACGCTGATTGCACTTTGTAGTCCTGCTAGGGCTGTAATCGGATCGATCATTTTCGCTCTACCTTTTTCCACTCAAGGCATACTACTTTGCGATTAAAAACATCACCGGTCCATGCCCATCGGACGCATCTGTATTCAGTTGATGACGCTTGCGATAGTGTTAAAACAATCGCAAGCAGACATCTCAATGTTTCCAATAGTTGAGAAGGTATCCGACTATGGCAGACACGCCAGAGACAAGTGACATTCCAAACCACAGACCGCCTTTGCCTTTATTGGCCAACGCCACCAGCTCCTCGAGCTGGCGCTCGACCTTGTCCATCTTTTTGTCCATGTCCTGAACTTTTTGCCAGAGCACGCCATATTTGACAAGGTCGATCTCGTTTCCTTCTACTGCCATAACGCCAGTCTCCACCATTAGAGGCCTTGGCCTGGGGTGATGTAGACAGTGGCTGCCGCACTGGACAGGCCGCTGAAGAAGGTGTCCTTGTTGAAGCGCAAGATTTCAACAGCACCAGGCACAAGCACGATGGCTGCTGTTGGCGTTCCGGCCACAGGAGCCACAGCGTTGGCTGTAGCTTCTGCTGCGCTTGCGCCAGCGCCTAAGAACACTGTGGTGCCGCCTGCGTTGATGAGACGGTACTGGCCTGCGTTCTGTGGGTCAAACTTGGCGTAGACAGGCGCTTGGATGCCAGCAGGTGCAGTACCGGCAGCAGCGACAACAATGGTCTTGCCAAGGGGTGTGAATGCGATTTGTGAGTTTGTGGACATGTTCTTTCCTTGCGTTAGATGCTGTCGAGTTGTTCGTCAGTTGGTTTCTGGAGTGTCAGATGATCCCATTTTGAGATGTACTGGCCACGACCATCGGAATCGTCTTGGATCATGATTGATCCAAATACAGGATGGAAGTCGGTCTCTTTGAGAGAAGGATAAATTTTCAGAATCTTTTCAAACAGTCCCATGATTAACTCCTGATCCAAGTTGCGGCTGCACGTGTGTTGGCTGCGCCATTGAAAACAGTGCCACCACCGGCACCAACATAGACATAAAACTCAATGTAATCGGTCGAGCCATTCAGATAGACCATTGTGGCCACTTGAGTGGCATAGCCTGTAGGTGGGTTTGAACCAGCGCCAGCATTTGTTCCATTTTTAAAAACTGATGCCTGTGGCAAGTTGACAACACCACCAAAGTTTGCAAAGAAATTGACTTGATAGTAGCCTGCAACAAGTGGCTGGAATCGGTAATTTGTGGCGTTGTCATAAGCGCCATTGGTGTCCCATTGTTCGGTGTTTAGTTGCACCTTGGTCTGGCCTGTTCCAACGACTTGGTTTGTTCCAAGATAGGCCGAGAATGTTGGGCCTTGATTTAATCCAATTGTTTTTAGCATTGCTTTTTCCTTCAGCAGTCAGTTGCGCCAGAGAACTCAGGCAGCGACTTCAGGTGCAGATAAGCCTGCGCCAGTGGGTTGACACCGTTGAGCGAATAGGCAGCATTGAAGTGCTGCACGACGATTGGCGATGTTTCGGCTTGGTCTTTCAACCAAGACACAGAAAACGTCATTGCGTCTTTGCCATTTAATGACAAGGCGCTGACCTTGCCGTATGCGCCCACGGCATCAAAGCCTTGGGGCGTTTTCATGTCCTGCTTGAGTGCCATGCTTGCTCCTTAATAGAAAATTGCGATGTTGATTAGTGCTTTGTCTGTGAGGACGTTGGCGCTGTATGTGTCCAAGTTGAAACCAAAGCCAGTCTTTGTGCTGATCTGATAAGACTGCACTGCTGTGTTGTTTGTCGCAGTTGCATCAACCAAGACTGTGTATCCAACTGTTGGAAGTGGTCGTGTCAATGTGATCGTATATGCGCCAGCAGAGTTGCGCACAGACGAGATGCCAAAGCTGCGCACCACTGCACCAGTCGTTCCATCAATCAAGGCAAACGCCTTGGCTGCACCGCTGAGGCTGAAGTTTTGCTCTTGGTCTTCCCAGTCAGAGAACAGATTTGCAAATGCATAAATATCTGAGCAATATCCTTGCAAGATCGCATTGCTCGTCTTGTTTTGAGCCTTGATGTAAACATCTATTTTGTTTTGCAGATTGATGTTGATCGGGCTGTCAGCAGTCACCACATCGGTAAGCACATCAAATTGACAATTCGTCAAATAATAAGCGCTAGTAATTGGCAAAACAATAATTTCAGGGACAGTTCCAATGTGTTTGACATTGTTGAAACGACTGTTTAAAGAACTGTACTGAGCCAAAGGAAAAGCGTTTGATTCTTGATAACTTGAAAAGTTAAACATCGACCCATCAAGATCACCTTCCATTGTCACATTGGTCATGCAGATATTGCTTGCATCACCGCGCCACAATGAATCTGGTGTTCCATAGCCAGGGTTGTTGTAAATGTAGATGTTGTTGAACATCACATTGCAACCACGATTGCTGTTGATCACACCAGCTTGACGGCTGTAAGTTGTCACCACACCACAGTTGCGAATTGAGATGTTGCTGAAAACCGCTTGCATGGATTCTCCCCCGTGTGGGTATCCAGCAGAGTTTCCAGACAAGCCAATGGCGCTCTGGCAATAGTTGATTGTTAAGTTGCTAACACTGACATTTGAAGACTCTTGGCCAGGGCCACCTGTCAACGAAACACCTTCCCAGCAATCTGAAATATTTGTTCCAATAACAGTGACATTTGTAGGTGTATATCCACCTTCAATATTTATTCCCCTGCCTCCAGTGAAAAGAAGGTTATTAGCACCATTGCGAATATAGCCACCTTCGATGCGAATATTTTGACTTGCATAACGAATCAAAATTCCGCTTGCTGGAACAATGTTGTTCAAGTCAATCTGCGGATTGAGAATGGTGATGTTTGATGCGCCTGTTGGTGGGTCTGTGGCAAGCACTGACTCATATCCACCTGTTGGCATTGCATAGACTTTGATTGAGCCCACAAACTGCAAAGTTGTATTGCTTTTTACATAAAGCACATCAGTGATTTTATAAATCCCAGATGGGAAAAATACTTCACAACCATCAACCGTACCAGCGTAGTTCAATGCCAATTGAATGGCAGCAGTATCGTCTGTTGAATCATCACCAGCAGCTCCAAAGTCTTTGACACTGACGATCTCACGCATTTTGTCTTGAGCTGAAACAGCAACTGCGTCAATTCCGTCTTGCAAAAACCCGATCCAGTCTGAGCCATCATCGCCAGCCAAGTCTTGCACTGTGCCGACTTGCCCTTTGAATCCGGTGAATGAAACCAAGTCAGCGCTGTATCGCTCAAGAGCTTCTGGTGCGCTGTAGACAAGGCTGCCTTTGCTGTCTTGCACTCGGATGCTGTAGTCGCTGTTGACATACAGGCGTGCAGGCGTGCCATTGCGTGATGGGTAGCCGTTGATGGTGCGGATTGGCTGACCTGCTGACTGAGTCAGAGCAGCATCCCAATAGACGTTGATTGGGTTGCCTTGAGGGTCTAGGTTGGCCGTTCCAAACCAGATGTAGCCGTTCTCCAATGGCAAGCCATCCGTCTCTGTGAAGATCGGGTAGGTGGGTTGAATCGAGAGTGCTGACATTTATTGGTTCTCCTGGTCGAATTGTCGCTCAAGGTTGCACTTGTGGCAATGCATTGAGGGCTTCATTGATCTTGGCTTTCGTGCGACCTTCTTGTCGCATTTTTATGATTTGACGTATGCCAGATGCCACTGGCAATGGCAGGCCAGTAAGTGCGCCTGTAGCGCCTGCTTCTGCCATTGCTGCCAGAAGTGTTCCTGCGGTTCCAGAGCTGTTCACCAGTGTGCCTGGTGGAACCGTGGTGACATAGCGAACGACATCATCAAGGTCGCGCACAATCTGTGCGTTTTTCTTTCCAAGGATGACATCGAGTCGGCCATTGGCATCGAGTGCTTGCACAGACTGGTGCAGCTTGGCTGGAGAGATCAAAGGCCGGTCTTGTGAGTCCATGCCCATTCCCTTGGTGGCTTCGTCGCGCAGATGGCGAACTGTGGCACCTTGCAACTCTTTGAAGGCTTGCTGGCCATCGTTTCCACTGGTCAAAAGAACACGCTTCAAGAACGTGATTTCCTCTGGAGACGAGTTCAGGATGGACTTGCGGAAAACTTGATCGGCTGCGACTTGTGGGTCTTCCATGCCTTTGCGATTCTTGATGAGACGAGCAACAATGGCACGATTTTCAAACTTGCGTGCCTGTTCAAGACGAATTTGACGAGCCTTTTTATAGAGATCACCACCAAGGCCTTCTGTCTCAACATCAAAAGCTCGTTTCAGGCTTCCACCGTGAAACTGATCTGCACCTTCAAAGCCAGCACGCTGGAATGTCTGGCGCAGGCTTTCTGCTTGGCGCAAAGTGATTGGCTGGGCCACGAGCCTACCGTCTGCATCTGGCACTGCTGCACCGATTGCAATGGCCTTCTGTTGTGCCGCTTTAAGGATAGGAGCCAAGTCGCCTTCTGGGATGTTCTCGTTGATGTAGTCAACCACAGTTTTGAGGGTAACGCTATTCTCTAGCTCACCAGCTTTTTCGGCTGCTTTGTAGGCAGCGCGAGTTCTGTTCTTGGCTGCTGTTAGACCTTCTGTCAATGATTTGACGACCGCGCCTCCTGTGCTGGACAAGTCCATGAGTTGGGCATCTGTCATGTCGACCAATGCGTCGAAGTTCTGCAAGGCTTGCAGATTGTTTTCTTCTGCTCGCTGGCGCAGTGGACCACCTAGATCACTCTTAATCTGTTCTTTTTCAAAGGCCAGTTGCTGGGCATCTCTAGTGGCAGCGCCTTTTGTAAGGGTGACTGGTACTGGCAAGGTTTCGGCTGTGGTAGTTCGACGCAAAGCCTCTGGCGTTGCTGCCGCACCTGCTGAGACACGCGCACCGGTTTGTGCTGGCGCTGGCGCCACTTCCATACCAAGAGTCTCACGAACGGCTGTTGTGGCCGCTTGTATAGGCTTGGCAATGGCTTGGCCTGTTGCGGTGGCTGCGCGACGACCTGCTGCGCCTGCGATCTGACCTGCTGCTCCAATGGTTGGAGCTGCTGTGCGTGCGGCTTGCATAACAGCGCCTGGAGCTGCGATTGCAGGCAGAACTGGTGGCAAGACGTTGGCTAATACTTGACCAACGGCCTGCACCTGTTCTTGGCCAGCTTGGGTGCGTGGTTGATATGTGAGCGCTTGTGCACCCTCAGCTGCGGCCTTCTCGACTGCACGCATGGCTTCTGGTGTGCCAAAGTTTCCTGACAGAATTTGTTGTGACAACCCTTGCAGGGTTCCAGCCAATGTGCCAAGCGTGCCACCAACTGCACCAGTTCCCAATGTCAAGGCTGTTTCGCCAGCACCGACAATTTGTTGGCCAATGCTAGGCTGTGTTGGTGGTGGTGCAATCTGTTGCTGCGTGACTGCTGTGGTTTCTTCTGACTTGGCAAGTTGATATGCCTGTGCCACCGTGTCGAACTCAGGAGTTCCGCGTTTTGCGGAATTCTTGACGATCCAAGCTGCGTATTCGTCGGCTGTTGCCATTTATTGACCTCCACGCAGAATTGCGTCAGCCTGTGAGCGAATATTTGCTGGAGCAGCTGCTGCCGCAGCCGCAGGCACTGGTGCTTGATTAGTTGGAATTTGAGAAACAAGTTGCTGGCGTTTTTCCTCTGCAATCTGTTCTGGTGAGCGATACTTTTTCGATACATCTCCAACTATTCGCTGTGCGAAGTCGTTGAATGTCTCGCCAGGTTTTGTTGCATAGTCTCCAGCAACAAATGTGTTCTTGGCACGTGTGAGCGTTCCATTGTTCTGAGCGAGCCAGTCTGTCTTGGCATTGTTGATGGATGCATCAACATCTTGCAACTTAGCCATGCCTCGCAAGAAGCTGGACAGGTCTGTGGCAGATGCGTTGTCGCTTGGGAAGCCTTTCAAAGCCATTGCAATGTCTTTGTCGGTGGCTGGGCCTGGTGGCAATGACTTGATGGCCGCAGTGTTGCGAAGGCGTGTGTATTCTTGACGCAATTGCGTCATACCACCTTGGAAACCTGCACCCTTCTTCAAGAAGTCTGATGCACTGGAGAAAACACCGTAACCACCGCCAGATTCGTCGAGGCGCTTGGCCAGATCATTGAACTGGTCAGCTGACTGTTTGGATGTTGCGGCCAATACTGCTGATTCGTTTATTAGTTTGCGAGTGTCTGCTGGAATGTCGCTCAGATTTTTCTGAATGTCTGACATTTTTGAAGCAACTTCTGCTGCTGTCTTTTGAGTGTCAAGATTCAAACGTGCAGAACGATCACCGATCTGACTGCGCAGATTGTTGATGTCCCAGTTGGTCTTGTTAAGGCCTGCAATCTCGACTTGTTCTGCATATTTCGCTTGCACTTTTGCTTTGTTGGCATCAGCAGTTGCTTTAGCTGCATCAGCTGCTGCTTTTTCTGCTGCGTTAGCAGCTGTTGCTTGAGCTGTAGTGGCATCTGCCACGGCTTTGTCTGCCGCTGCAATGGCTTGTGTCAATTCTGCTGGTGCTTTGGCTTCTGCTCTGGTCGTCGACAGTGTCTTGTCAATGTTTTCTAGCATTTCCTTGCCACCAGGCAATGTGGCCATCATGAGTCCAATGGTGGCCTGTGAGCCAGTTGGATTCATGTCTATCAGTTGCAAGTAAGTCTCTGTCGCCTTGGCATCTTGTTCACGACCAGAATTGCGAAATGCATCTGCTTGCTCTTTGAGCAAGTTTTTAGCAATATCAGTCTGTCCAGATTTAAGTGCTGTATAGACTTGGCCAGATTGTTGTAGGCGATTTTGTTGCTGAGACGATGACATCATGTCAAACGACTTGCGCACATTTTCAGCCTGATCTTTAGGCAGAAAAGCTGTGACACGCGCATAGTCTGCTGCTGTTGCATTTGGGTTAGTGAACAGAGTTTTCAGCTCTGTTTGCGCTTTCATTGCTTGCTCGCGCGCCTGTGCTTGTGCCTGTGCTTCTGCACCTGCTGCGCCAATTTTGAAGCCACTGAGTGCTGCCTCAAATGGGCTTTGCACTTCTACTGCGTAGTTGATTGGTGCTTGGAATGGGTTAATGCCTGCCATGTTGTTTTCCTTTTAGAACCCGAAGCCCATGCCGGCCTTGCCGCCTGCGCCCATTTGCATTCCTAAGAATTGGGCTGGCATATTGAAAAGCTGTCCATAAGCCTTGGCTTGGCCAAGTTCACCACCAGCCAATGCTGCTCCTTGCTGAGACAGCAAGTTGGCCACATTGGTGCCTGTTTCCATGCCAGCAGCGCCAACACCAGCAGCAGATCGCTGGCCAAGTTGCGTCATGCCGCCCAAGCGACCATATTGCTGCTCAATGAGGCTTGACAGGAGCTGAGGACGGAACTGAGCTAGTGCGCCTTGGATGTTTCCACCACGCAGACCACCAGTGGCCGATGCACGCTGAAGCAATGCTTCTTCGCCTTGGTTGGCAAGTGCTTGGAATGTCTCACCACCACTGATTCTCTCAATGGCTGCACGTTCTGCCTCTGGTCCTTTGAGACCAAGAAATGCCTGCTGTGCTTCGAGTGCTGGCAGGCCTGCCTCTGTGTAAGGCTTGAGCAAGGCTTGCAGTGCATCGAATTGCCTGCGTTGTTCTGCGATGCCTTGGCCTGCTGCGCCAGCTTGGATATTGGCTGCGTCTTCAGCAGCTCCAGCTTGCATTACGCTTCCGACAAGTTGGCTTCCACCAACGACTAGGGCTGTGACTGGATCAGGCATTGCCGAACTCCTTCATGTAGTCTTCAAATTTCTCGCCATACAACTCCATGACCAGATGTGCATTCTTTGTGGCAAAGCCTGGGCCATGCGTGAGCGATACGGCCATCAAAATCAGGTCGTAGTAGCCTGCACGCCAGACGAATGATCTGGCATCAGCTTCACCTGCACGCTCGGCATGGTCAGAGGCTTGCCACTTCATGATTGCTGTTGCCAGCAATGGCACGAGATGATGGCTGTTTGTGATAAAAAATTGGTTTTGATGCATGCCAACCAACGTGTTCCAGATGGTTGCATTCAGGTCTTTGCGCTCAACCGTATCGCCATCAGCAATATCGTCAAACACCTGAATGGCATCGTATACCATGACCAGCCATTCCACGACTGGCGCAGGCAACAGAAGAACCCTTTGCAGGTTTTCTTTGAGCCAATCGATACCAATCATGTGCAACTCCTGTTCAGGGTGAGCTGCTGGTGGCCCGATAGACTCAGCGCCTTTATTTTCCCACATTTTGACATTTGGTCAATCTTCTATTTCAAATTCACGTTCTTCCCATGCCTGACAGACGCGCAGGTCGTGACAGATGAACTCAAATTTGGTGCAGTAGCCTCGGAAACCAGCATCGGTGTCCCACTCATTGCGAGGGATGCGTTCCATATTGGCCTGTGTCATGGTGCTGTTGTCGTAGTACTCGCAGTTGGAGCAGCGACGACGACGAGCCTCTTTTTCGTCCACTTGCATGGCTTTGCCCACCGCGATCCAGTAGGTCTTGTTGGCCGTTGGCTCATTGCTTGGATTCTCAGGGCCAAGCATCCAGTCATCAATGGCGATCTGGGTGTTCTTCTTGTTTTCTGCTGTGGTGATGAATTCCTCACCCATTGGCAGGCCCATGAAGCCCTTTGGCATCATCATAAATTTGTCCATGCTGTTCTCCTTGATTAAGTGATTTCGCGGCCAGAGGCGCGGATGGTCAGCGATGTTGCTGCGCTGGCGATGGTGCTAATGAATCCACCGGACTCCAATGCCTGGCCAACCAACTCGGGGCAGGTGTAGGTCTCATCTGGTGCAATGGCGCGTGTGTCCATGATCAGGTTGGATGTGCTGGCCGATCCACCACTTGTCACCAAGTTGACGCTGATGGTCACATTGCCTGCGCTGGTGTTGGTGATCGTGAACTTGTCAATGATCGCCTTACAGTTGGTCGCTGTGTACTGTGTGGTCTGGACATTTTCGGCCTGCTTTGGTGGGATCAGAACCTTGATTGATACGGTCATTTCATTCTCCTTATGTGGCTTCGCCACCGCTGGCGATGATTGTGAGGCCAGCGGATGCTGCCTGAATTTGAATGGTATCTCCTGCGTTCAACACCTCGACACCGTTGTATTGCAAGGAGTTGTTTGCAGGGACTGGCACATCGTATAGGAATGCATTGCTTGTGCCTGCTGTGCCTGCTGATGGCACCAAGAACACGCGAGCATTGATTGGCGCTGCCGTGGTGTTGGCAATGCTAAATTCTTTGAGCAATGTGCGTGTGCTGGCCGGTACTGTGTACAGCGTGGTCACGCCTGTCGTGATGGCCGCTTGGCCAAGTTTTGTGGGTGTGATTACATCGAAAGCCATGTGAGCACCAAGTTAGATTTAACGGAGGCTGGAATGCTTGAAAGTGGCACTGGGCCGTTTTCCCAACGTAGTTGGACTCCATCGTAAACGAGGACATCCCCATTTGCAGGTGTCGGTGCATAAACATCAGAAAGTTGGCTGACCAGCGGCTCGGCTTGGACTCTGACAAAGACAGAGCCAGAGCCTGCTGTGGCCGCATTGACCACCGCAGCCACAACAATGTGAGGTAGTGGGGCTGTTGGCTGTGTTTTTGTCAGGCCGCCAGCGAATGATGGGTTGTAGTACAGGATGTCACCGTCTGCCCAGACCTCACCATAAGGTGTGCCTGTGGTGTTAAAGCCGCGCACCAGACCGAAGCTGGAGACCAGGCCAAAACCATTGTTGGCGATGGCTTCTGCGGCCACGCCCATGATGAGTTGGCCGTTTGTCACTCCAGTGGATGGTTTGCCCTTCAGCACGCCAGAAGCGCCAACAGAGCCATCGAACATCACCAATTGACCTTTGGCAATGGCAGCCGAGGCTTTGATGTAGTAGTACTGCGATTCGCCAATGGCTTGATTGACGTTCGGTGTCATCTCAAGGTTGAGCGTGTAGCCACCATTCCAATGCATCCGGCCAACCTTTGCGACTGGCGATGGCGTGGTGGTGTTGAAATCAATGTAGTCTGTGACCACCGAATTGTTGTTCTCAATGACTGGTGCTGTCGAGAGCAGCTCAAGTGCTTGTGCCAAGCGTGGGATGGCATCCAAGGCCTGTTGCACTTTGGCATTCAGCACAGCGTCATCGACTGCCGTGTTCTGAGCAAGTGCGCTAATTTGCGCCAATGCCTCATTTGCGGCTGCGGCTGCATTGTCGGCCTGATAGACAAAATCAATATTTGTTATTTCTTGGATTTCATCCACAGCAGCAAACAGCAGTTCAAACTGTCTGATCTGTTGCTGATCAGTCAGAAACTGCGCAAGCTGGTCTCGCGTCAGATTGAGTTTGCGGGATGTAGGTGCGGTTGCCATCAGAACGCCAATGCCTCGATCTGGGCTTCAAGTCGGATGAATGACACGTGGGCATCGCTGTCGCCACGGAAGCGCTGGATGCGCCAGTTGCGCATGTGGCCTTGCTGAAACCATGCCAGTCGCTTGACTGTGTTTCCAGTCGTTCCAACTGTGATGCTTCTGTCTTGACTCCAAGACTTTCCGTCCACGCTGTAGCTAGTGCTGATCTGTGGATTCTTGCCAAGCGCCACACTGCCGGTCAAGCTGACAAGCTCCATCTCATTGAAGATCGCGCCATTGCCTTCGTTGTACGCGATGAGTGTGCCAAATTCCCAGCGCACCTGCTGACCCCAATGGTGGCCAGTAGATTGCACCAGGTAACCAATGGCATCAGACTGAGGGTCTCCAACCAGCCACTTGTCATAAGCCCAGACAAGATTGCGTGCGCGATACTGTGCAAAGCCGACCACAGTGGTTGTCAGCGTGAACCAGACTTGCTCGCCAAGTGCCTCAGATGCCGATGCATCGTAGACGATGGTGCGGTCTGGAAGGTGCACGTATAGGTGCTCGTGATTCTTGTCGTTGCGTGCTTCGAGCTTGACCAGTGCGAGTTGCGCCTCTGTGTAGTTCAAGAGCAGATTGTCGATCTCTTGCGTGCTGATCTTTTGTGTAGTGGCTGCCGCACCGACATAGATGCCTGGCGCTTCATTGCGACCACCTCCTAAAAATGCAATGCGGTCAATGTAGACGCAGCATGCAAATGTTCCGACCACGCCTTTTTGGATTTGTGCGCCATCAATGCGTGCAAATGGGAACAGTTCGCCACCCACGTTGTCGAACACCTCAATGGTGTTTCTGTTGAGCGCATAGATTTCATTGCGCAGTTTCAGCAATGCCACCACTGGGTCTGGATCGACTTCTGAGCTTCCATATTTCAGCGGATTGACCTGAGCAGGATCAAAGAGTTCTGTGACGATCAGGCTTGTGCCATCGGTTGTCATGAAATAACCATCCACCCAGACAACATCCAACACCAAACCAAGGTCTGGGTCTGTTACTTGCACCACGCCAAGTGCTGAATTCCAGTAGTACAGACGACCACCAGAAGCAATGGCCAGACGGTCAAAGCTGTAGTCAAACGTCACTAGGGTGTTAATTGGCCCACCGACATCACCAAGAATTGTCACAGCGCCATCGCTTGCCACTTTCACGAGCTTTGTTCCCATGACTCGGTAGCAGATGCCGTTCCAGTTGATGCCACCACGATCAACGCCTGGTCCTGTGCCGTTGGCCACAATGCCATCGCCTGGACGCAGGAATCCGTTGCTGATGCCGGACTTCTTAGGCACTGGCACCATGTTGACCGGATAGCTGGTGCGCAGCTCTGGTGTGTTGTCAGCGTAGATGCCGTTGAGGATTGGGATTTGCATGGCTTACCACTTGACCTTGTTGGCCCAATACGCTGCGCTCATCTTGCCCTTGGCAATGTTCTCAGCGTGTCGGGCCTTGAATGATTCTCGACGCGTCTTGTCTGCCTTTGACTCGCCTTCCTTCTTTGGAGACCCAGACACGCCTTGCTGACCAAAGCGAATGGTTTTCACTTGGTCACCGGCCTTGGCCACGACAACATGGCTTTTGGTGGGATGCGATGGTGTGCGCTTGGGCTTGTTGTAGCCCTCCACACCAACGCGAGCAAGTCTTGAGTCTTTGGTGGCCATGATTATCCGATGCGATACCAGCTGTTTGTGGCTTGGTAGAAGCGCATTGTGAAGAACGCATTGGCAGCCAATGTGGTTGGCGCACCGTAGGCATTGGACGCACCATTGACCGCCAGTGTGAAGCTGGTGATGATCTGGGTGGTCGTGATGATCACTTCAGTTCCATCAGGTGTGCCTGTGTTCAATGGCAGCGTGATTGTGCCTGCGGCTAGTGTGCCAGCAGGCTGAATGATCATCCATTGCTGTTCGCTGACTGGTGTTGGAACTGTGACATTGAAGCCTGTGCCTGGTGTGTACAGGTTGGTGGCCACGGTTGGAGCCGCAAACACTTGCTGGAAGTATTGCAGCAGCTGCGTGATCGAAACCTTGCGAGCGTCACCATTGTTTGAGACATAAACCGGAAGCAGATCACCGCCAGAAACTTGGCTGATGCCCGATAGTTGATTGATGGTTGGCATGATTGTGATTCCTCAGTTGAATTCGAGTGGGCCATCTTGACCGGCCAAGACAGGATCGACTGGCGGACGGATGAAAGGATTGTCGTATACGCGCCAAGGCTTGTTGCCTGCGCCTGCTGGCATTGTGCTTGGCAGTTGTTGCTCCATTGGCATGGCCGCACGCGACAGCAGGGTGTTGTAGGATTCCTTGGCCGTGGCCTTGGTGTCAGGCATGACCTGTTTGCCGTAGCTTGGAGCCAGCTTGATCGCCAAGTTTGTGTAGATCGCCTCGTTGGATGAGTCAGGCACGTTGGTCTGCTCATCCAGATCGCTGTCTTGTGGGCTGGATGGCAGTGGATAGCCCAAGCGAATGCCAAGAGCGTTCCATGCTGCGATCATGGTGTCGAGCCTGCGCAGGGCAGACTGCAACTGCTCTGGAGTCATATCAAAGACGTAGGAGGCAAGGCCAATTTCTTCAAAGGCCTGTGCGACGAATTGGCGCTTGGTCCATCCCATGTCATTCTCCTGTGTTCTCAGACAATCTGTCTTGGATCAATTGTCCCAGTTTTTTGTCTTTTGTGCGACCATCAAAGCGAATTCCGAGTTCTGTGGCTTTGGCCTCAAGCTCTTCGCGGGTTGGTGCTGAGTCATCGACTGGCTCAGTTTCCACTACTTCTTGAGCTTGAGCTTGAGCTTCTGCTGCGGCTGCTTGCTCGGCCAGCAGGCGATGGTTGATGCCATCGATTGGCTTGGATGGCTTGCGAACCTTGACTGGTTTCTTGCCTTTGCGATATTTTGGAATGAGGATGTTATCTTGCATCACTTGGCCTTCTTTTTCATTGGCTTGGCGGTTTTGGCGGCTGCTTTGAACGCTGCGGCAGTAGGTGCACCCTTTGTGCCAGGCTTGCGCATGCGCTCAGGGGTTTTTCCTGCGGCCTTCTGGTCTGCAATGCGCTCACGCTTGGCGTGAATGTTTGCGTACAAACCGGCCTTCATTTCATGGCCTTCTTTGGCGCTTTGCTGGGCTTGCCTGCTGCCTTGGCTGCTTTGGTGGCAACGTTCAAAGCAATGGCCACAGCCTGCTTCATAGGCTTGCCTGCTTTTTTCTCGACTTTGATGTTCTTGCCGATGGATTTGCTTGAATAACCTTTGGTCAATGGCATGGTGATCTCCTATTGGAAAAAGGGGGGCCGAAGCCCCCCAGTTTTTTGGCCAGATTACTGGTTGAACAACAAGATGCCAGACATCTCGGGATTCTTGTTGACCACACCGAACAGTGTGTCCATACGATACTTGATCGTCATGCTGTTGATGTCGTACCACTTTTGCAAGACCAACTCGATGCCTTGGTCTGTGCTTGCACGCATCACTGCGACACCAGCGTCAGAAGGCACTGCGTAACGGCCAGGCAAGATTTCCAAGGAATCACGCTGCCAGAACACGTTCACAGAAGCTGCGTTGACGTTCAAGAAGGTGATGGCAGAAGTGTTGGAAGCTGGGTCAACAGTCACGTTCTGATATTGCTTCTGAGCGTCAGTTGCACTGCCTTGAGCACCGATGATTGGAGGAGTGATGGTCATGGTAGTGCCAGAATCAACAGACACAACACGGAAAGTCTTCAACTGACCAGTGCTTTGCTTGGTGATGTGGTGCACAGCATACACGCCTGCGATCTTAAATGCATCGCCAGCAACCACGCCAGTGGTCGATGAGACAGTCACGGTCTGGAAGCGGTTGTCCACGTTGATCTGGCCGCCCACTGCTGTGGAAGTGGCTTGAGGAGCGTAGTTCGCTTGTGTACCTGAACCGCTTGTGTCGATGGTGATAGAACCACCACCACCAGCAGCTGCCAGACGGTTTGCATAGTCCATCTTGTAGGTGTCGAAACCTGCGACCATGCCAACGTAGTTGCGCTCGTATGCCTTGTCAGACTTGGCATTGCCGAACGAACGGCTGGCTTGAGACAAGTTACCGGCCAGACCGTTGTAGTCACGGCTAGACAAAGCCATGAAACGATCGTAGTCAGGCACGCCTTGCTCGTTCATGATGGTGTCGCACAAGGAGACATCATCATAGTCACCAGCAGCAGCAGCGATTGGCACAACCAAAGAGCCGAGGTTTGCAGCAGAGCTCATGATGGCCACGTTGATGTCAGAGGCCAGCTTTTGCTTGGCGCTCTCACCCAAACGGCCTTCTTGCAACGCATCGCGCAACTCGAGGGCAGTCATTTCCCAAGGCACAGTCTGGCTGTAGCCCAAGGTGGCAGGAACGGCCAACTGTGTCATGCCTTGGTATTGGCCAGCGATAGTTGTTCCAGGAGTTGTGGAAATCGACTGAGCAATGTAAGGCTGGGGACGCCAGATGGTGTTGTTGGCGCGTTCCATCATTGTCTGATCTGTGTTGTAGATGTTGACATGACGAGACAAAACCAGCGCGTCTTGGAAGCCTTCGAGGAGGTCTTCAAACGCAACGCGCTCTTCTTTTGAGAAACTATTGGACATGGTATTTCCTTAAAAAATCATTTAGATGAAGCTGCTCGCTTCTGCGCCTTGTACTGGATGACTTTCGTCAGGTTTCCAGTACGAGCCGCTTCTTCTCGCAGCCGTTCGAGGGTTGAGTCCACCGCCCCAGATACTCGGCCAGTTCCTGACACGATTCTCTCGGGTGGCGGGGCTGCCTTACGGTTTGTAACTTTCAATTCTTTCTCCAGTTTCGCTACCGCGAAGGCAAACTTTACAGGGTCTTTAATGTCGGACAGCTCTTTGGCCTTCTTTGGATTCTTGCCGAGTGCGTAAATCACGAGCGCAGGATTATCTGCACCTTGGAGCACCACGCCTTGCTGGGTGATGTTGAAGAGTTCCTGAGCTACTGCCTCGGCATCCTCAAAATCTTTGACTCTCAGCTCGGCTTTCGCCTTGCCGTAGCTATCCAGTTTGGCTTGCCATGCTTTTTGCTGATTCATAACTTCAGCTTCTTGCTTGGCTGCGGCTTCATCGGCTTGTCGCTTGCGCTCAAACCAAGTGGCCAGTGCTTCCTCGAATTTGTCAGCGTCATAGTCGTAATCGTCAAGGCTTGGCTTCTTGCCCAACACGACCGGCTTGGTCTCAGTCTGTGCGGTGCTTTGCAGCTTTGCTTCAAGTTCACGAATTCGTCGCTTGTCTTCGCGTGATGTCTTACGCAGCTCGCGCACCCATTCAGGCGCATGAGTCTGTTCTTCGGGAGGTGGCGCTTCCTCACCAATGGATACGATCACCTCGTCGCTGTCGCCTTCGTTGCTTTCGGTGTCTTGGTCTTCGCCCTGGTCATCGATGGATTTGTGCTCATCGGTGGTTTGCTCAGTGCTTTGGCCTTCGTCCTCAACAACAATGGTGTCATCGTCTTGGTTTTCTTCTCCTGATACTGCCTTTGTGTTCATCTTCTGACCCCATCAAACTCACCCATTAGAACGGCTGGGTGGATGCCGTTTATCACATTCTCGCCCTTTTTCAGTTATCTGACAACAGGCTGAATGATTTGTCCTTGCAAAATTTCTTGCACAGCCTCGGCATTTGTGAGCGCCATGTTCTGCGCGGTCTCATCGACCTTGCCCAAAGTCTCCAGCGTTTGAGCGCGTTTGAGTTCTGCGCTGGCCACGGTTTCGACGGTGTCGGCTCTGGCTTTGGCTGCCTTGGCAGTTGCTTCCTCGGCTGCGGCTTGCAGGTACATGGCATTCGGGTCTTGCGGCTTGCCTTGCATTTCGGCCATGAGTTCTTCGGCTTCCATGTCGGTCGGCTTGACCACGCCCATGCGCAGGAGCTTCTTGCGGAAGTAGGCATTGGCATCGCCCACGCCTTCGCCTTCCATGTTCATCATGGCCATTGCGGTCAGCACCTGGGCTGTCTCTGGGTCTTGAGTGATCTGGAGCATGCCGGTCAAGGCGCGAACAGTTGCCTGTCGCTTGGTGCTGCTCGATGGTCCAACGTCTGCGATCACATCGAATGTGGCGCTGGTCAGATCGTTGGCCATGACCACTTCGCCAGTTTCCTGATCGATGGTTGGCTGCATCAACTCGACCAAGCCAGCCTCGCCAGTTGGCGCGATGGTCTTCATCTTGCGCTTGTCCTCGGTGTAGATGTCCTTGGCCATCGACAACCAGATTTCACCGCATCGCTTCATGCCCTTGGCAAAGTTGCTCATGTAGATGAAGGCTTGGCCATCGACTCGAGCCTGAATCATCTCCACGGCCTTGCCTGAGATATTGCTGACCATCTTGTCTGCACCTTGCGGATTGCCCAAGATGTCCTGCATGTCGGTCTCTGTGATCTGCAAGAGCGCGGCCATTGCCGGTGGGATGGCTGCCGATCTGGTGTAGGCCACAGGGCCAGACACTGCCTGGTTGCCGTTCTGGTCTGTGATCGGGTTGATCAGCAGGTATGGATAGTCCTTGAGGTTGTCCTCGGCCCACATGACTTGGTGGCCAGCGACCTGCTCAGGCGTGAGGATTGGCTTCTCGACTGACGACAATGCGCTGATCTCGCCCAGCTTCGAGAGCTGCATGTTCTTGAGGCGTTGGGCATCCTTGGCCAGACGCACATGGCCCATGCATCGCTCGACGTTATCGACAAACCATCGCTTGCCGTAGACGACAACGATTGGGATGCACTTGCCTGCGATGTAGCCTGCATCTTCAAGCACCTTGCCACCGGACATGATGTACTTGCGAACTCGCTTGGTCTTGATTCTGCGCTGGCGCACTTCGACTGTGCCAATGGCTGCCAGAGTTTCTTCCAGCATTTCATCATTGTCGAAGTCTGCTTTGGTGTAGCGCTCTTCCTCGCCTGTGATGGTTTGGAAGATGCGGATGGTCTCGGTCTTTTCCTCGACCTTTT